GGTGGTTTACCTGTTATTAGTTTCCCTTCTACACCAACTGCATTTTCGTATTTATTCATAACTGTTTGAAGAGCAAAATAACAAGCAAGCGGATCTCCACGATCCACCACTGCGTCATACATTGCCTGTTCTTTTTCTGGTAAATTCTTTGTTGCCCATTCAACTAACTGGTCATACTTTTCTGGACCTCCAGCTATCGCTTTGAGATCAGTTACATCTTTATCAGATAAACCTTTAGGTTGTTGGGATTGTCTATAACGCAAATACTCTTTAGCTAACTCTCCGGGATTTGTCTTAGCTAGATTCTGTAAAGCTTCATCACTAAAACCTTTTTCCCTTTGATTCCACAACTCATCTAATACTTGAGGTTGTGCATCTTCTTTTTTTTCTTCTTTAACTTCTTCAGCTTTAGGTTCCTCTGCTACAGGTTCTTCTTTAGATTCTGTACGTTCTCCTAATTTCTTTTGAAGTGCTAAGTGAGCTTTTTCTAGCTCCTCAGCATTCTTATATTTGCCAGCTAATAATTGTTCTTGCTGGCTCTCCATTGCTTCTCCAACTTGGAGAGAGTCTTGTTCTTCTGGAGTTAACTCAGGCTGGTCCGCTTGAGCTTCGTCCATTGTTAATGTCTCAGACATACGTATTAATTATTTGTAGGTAGATCAGCTGCTTGTGGTTGTGGAACACCTCCACCACCCTCAGCTAATTGCTGTGCTAGTGCAGGGTTCTTAGTTGGGTCAGCCATAGGTGTTTTCATAGCTTGGATTTCCAACTGTTGACGTTGCATATCCATAGCTTGCTGTTGTGCACCAGACCTTTCTTGTTGTACCTCTTGCATACTCTTCACAAGGTTTAGTACATCAATACCTTGTGCAGCTGCTAAACGTTTAATAGCTTCTTCTGGGTTTATGTATTGCATCATTGCTTCTGGACCCATTGCCTGAGCAATAGTTGTCATGAACTGAATAAGACTTTCTCTATCCTGTCCACGTCCAAGAGCGTTGACACCGGCTACGATTGTAGGCTTAACCATATCCCCGGGTATTTGTGGTATCTCTCCAGACTTCTGGAATACCATTAGTTTTCTAGATAAATATGGAACCAATAGATCTATAGTCAGTAGTGAATATAATCCACCAAGCTGTTGATCTAGTTCCATCTGTGTCATACGCACTTCTTCAGCTGTAGTTCTTTCAGACTGTCTGACATTAAGAATTAGGAAAGCTTCTCCTAAGCGTTTCTCTAATTGCATTGCCATTTCAAATGCTGTTCTAAAGTCAGCTGTTTTTCCTACGTTGACAACTCCTATATCATCAGGTCTACCCTGTATGATTGCACCGTTCCCGGCTTGAGCTAGGGTCTGTGGTTTTGTAGTTGAGCTTGGGCTAACTGTAAAGACAACCTTTGCTGCACTAGCACTACCTTCAACAAGAGCTTGCATTAATGCTTCAAGAGATTTTAAATCTCCCATAAACTCTTCGACTCTGCCTCTTCCATATGCTTCACCATCTACTGTATTAAATCTCAATGGTAGCCATGGTGTAGCGTTGGCTGGTGCTTTACCTTTTGAAGCAGGGATGATCTGGTCATATACTTCTTGATGCCATTCGTATCTATTACCTACACGTAAACAGTGTGTGTATATATCTATTTCCTGACGATCTACATATTCACCGTCTTCGGTGACATCTTGTTCTTTATCTAACATAAAATCTTCTGGAACTATATCTTCCAAAAGAGATTTGTTAATCCTTTCTTTAGTGACAATCTCTATAACATTACCGTTACCATCACGTTCTAAAACGTATCTGTTTAATGGAAACATCTTTAAACCAGACTCACCCATAAATACAAGAACATTACCAGCAACAATTAAATGTTTAAGAGCTTGATGAATAATTACACGATCACTCGATGCAGCTATTGCTTCAAGAATAGTTCTTTCTATTTTGGCAAAAGATAAATCTAATTCTGATCTCATCTCTGGAGGTATTTGACCTTGCAAAGCATTTTCATCTAGCTGTAATTTAAAGAAGCTTGTTTGTGGAGGAAGTAAAGCAAGCATTAGTTTTGATGCCAGTGTAACTACACCTTTTGCACCAACACTCTGCCATGGAGTTGTAAGGTTTCTTGCACCTCCGTTATGTTCCTCTTCACCTCTTACTAAATAAGGAAGTGTAAGCTTAGTTGCCTGTTCAGCTATGTTTAAGAACTGTGATCTGTCACTAGAAAGCGCATCGTATCTAGCTTTCGCAGTCATAATTATATGTTAAGTGTTTTTAATTTCAATGAACGACTTAGCTGACCAGTACCAGTATTAACAGCACCAGATTTGTAAGCTTTCGATCTTCTCATTTTTACTCCGCCAGCACTATCTCCAAGCATTCTGTAATTCATCATTGAACCAAGTCTGCCTATCTTTTCGTCAACAGCTCTCGAAGTATCATCTATTCTTCTGCCTAGACTTTCTTCTTGTGCTCGTAAGTTTTCTCCAAACCTACCAGACAAATCAGATATAGCTTGTTCTCGAGTTTTATATACATCTTGGAATCCACGTGACGCTTCTTCAGCTAACCTCGTTCGCTCTGCTTGAGCTGATTGTAAACCAGCTTCTCTAGCAGTAGCTTCAGTAGCTAAACCTGATTGTCTAGCTGCTGCTTCAGTAGCTAAACCTGATTGTCTAGCTGCTGCTTCAGTAGCTAAACCTGATTGTCTAGCTGCTGCTTCAGTAG